AGTGGGCTTCATTGGCTGCGTGTTGGAGCCCACTGGGCCGATGTTGCGGGACATCTGGATTAGGAAGTTTGACGACTTCCTGGATCATTACGGCATCCCCTACACCTTCCGCGCCACACCCCTTCCCGAGCACGTCCTCCACCTGCCCGAAGGTGATACGCCTGTAGTTGCCCGAAGCTTTGAAAACTACAAACGCATCGTCGGTCCTGACTGGGCATGGGCGCTGATTGACGAGGTTGACACCGTGCAGGAGTACATCGCCGCACGGGGCTACGAAAAAATCCTTGGCCGGATCCGGGTCGGTCATGTCAGCCAGATTGTTTCCCTGTCAACTCCCGAAGGATTTGTCTGGCATTACAAGACGTTTGGCACCGTCGAGGCCCAGGGCGACCCTGGCAAGCGGCTGATCAGGATGCGCACTCAGGACAACCCGCACTTGCCCGACGCCTATCTCGACAACCTGCGCACCCGCTACACCGGGCCAATGCTTGTGGCCTACATGGATGGCATCTACGTCAACCTGAAGACCGGTCAGGTGTACGACCGGTTCAGTCGTGATCACCACGTCAAGCCCCTGCCCGATGGGCTGCGAGACGCCGATCAGATCCTGGTTGGCATTGACTTCAACGTGGGCAATATGTCCGCCGTCCTACTGGTAGTGCGTGGCCGGATTGTTCATGCTTTCGCCGAGATCATGGGCGCCCATGACACTGACGACATGTGCCGAAAGATCTGCAAGCGGTTCCCTGAACGTGCGATCTGGGCTTATCCCGATGCCAGCGGCGCCAACCGCAGCACCAACGCCAGCCTCTCGGACATTGGGATCCTCAAGTCCTACGGCTTCATCAACTACGCACCTGACGCCAATCCCCCGGTGCGCGATCGGGTCAACGTGGTGCAGGCTCTACTGCTAAATGCCAAAGGCGAGACGCGGTTCTATATCACCGAAGACTGCCCACGGCTGATCGAGGCACTAGAGCGCCAGGGCTACAACGAACAAGGCGAACCGGACAAGAAGACGGGCTACGACCATCCCAATGATGCCGTCGGCTATCCCCTTCACCGACTCTATGCCGCTGAGCTGGGCTACGGTCCTGGTGGCCCCATGCGCATCACCACCGCCACCTATGGCCATGGCGCCGCCGCCCCGCCACCACGGGAGCCGGTGCCTAGGCGATCGCCTATCCCCGGCTTTCGATGACCACCCAACCCACACAGGACACACCCATGGACACCCGCCCTGTTGACTACCTCACCGGAGCCGAACTGCCTGAAGTTGAGTTTCGTGACCTAATCGTAGGCGACGACGCCAGTTACAATCGCGACCCGCACCTTCCGCCCCCTGCGGTCGTTGATTGGCTACTGGAGCAGAACTGGTCGGAGATGATCCCGATTACCAGCATTCAATACGAAGGGGTAAGGCCTCACGGTATATCCAAGAGCAAGCTGTGGGAGTACCAGATGGCTGGCCCTGAACTTGGCGAAGATTATGGGGGTCATATCTTGTTACCCGTCGAAGCGCTGGACGTTTTGCGTAAAGACCGGGACGCTCGCCAATCCGCCTTGGAGCAGAAACGACAGGCTTGTGAAGCTGATGAGTTGGCAATCAAGGCAAAGCGATGGTCAATCCGCATCCGTGCATCTGGCCGCCAGTCATGACCACCATCCCCAACCCGCAACCGCAACCCACCGATGGCAACCCTGAAGCTCCCACCAGCACCCTTGTCCCAACTGGTCGGCAAGCCGGTGGCGGGGACGTGGCGCCTTCGCCAGTCGTCGCAGGGGAGCCACCTGGAGTTATTCCGGTTCGGGGGGAGCTGGACGCCACCATCGCCGGAGGTGAAGATCCACCTGACCCCCGCCCACGTCGTGCTACTCGATCGCGGCGAGCTGTTCGTAAAGGAGAACCCCTAGAGCAGCCAGTCAAACCTGGCAGCCCGCCACGTACCGAGCTGTCAGAGCGATTGATCGTCGAAAACCAAGGACTCGCCCGCAAAGCTGCCAACAAATGGTCAAGGCTTTGCGGTCGGCCCTATGACGATTTCATCGGCCCTGCATTGGAGGGGCTGGTGACCGGCTGCCGGCGTTACGATCCCGAGCGCCTCAACCCTGGCACCGGTCGCCCGTACGCCATCAGTACCTGCGTCTGCCAATACATCGAGGGGCAGATCAAGCACCACATTAGGGATCATGGCTACGACGTGAAAATGCCCAGTAAGTGGCGTGAGTACTACCCTAAGGTGCGCAGGTTGCTGGCCGAAGGCTTGACCCTGGCCCAGATAGTGGAGGCCATCCCCGCCTTCACCGAGGCTGAGATCACCGAAATGATGGGTGCCATGATCGGCACTGTTCAGTTAGAAGACGAGATCACCCTGATCAGCGATCACCAGCCCGAGGCCGTGGATGACAGCCTTGTCCCGGCGTTGTTCCTCCTCACCGAACAGGCATTCAGCAACCTACGGCCCGCTGATCGTGGCTTGCTGGAGCGATGGTCCGCCAATCCGTTCAAGCGACCCTACCCATACGGGCCCATCATCCAATTTGACAACCGCCAGAAGGCCCAGCTGCGCGGCAAGACCTTGCAGCAGTTCCGCCAGGGGATCCTTGGCATTGACGTGGTGGCCACACCCCCAGCACCCAAGGCCCGCAGCCCACGCCAGCCCAGGCCCGCAGCTTCCCCAGTCGTTCAGCCGTCGCTGTTCGGCCGCAACCAGCGACGGCCACACCCTAGAGCGGTAAAGCTATAGCCCAGCAGGAAAGCTCCAGTAGCAGGCTAATCGTAGGCGCTGGTGAAGTCGAGTCATCCTGGAACTGACCCCAAGCTGCCGAGCTTTCAGCACCCGGTACTAAAGGAGCATCAGGAAGATCTGGAGCGTGCCTATGACGCTTGGTATTGCCTCAAGGGTAATGGTGATGATGTCAAGCGCAAATACCTGCCGACTGAGCCAGCCGAACCACCCGAAGCCTATCAAGGCCGGCTAGGGCGTGCTGTATTTCCCGATTTTTTCAGAGCGGGTCTGGAGGGTTTCGCTGGAGTGTTATCGCGCTCTGAGTTGAAGGATCCGCCGCCAACATTTGAAGCAGCCAAGGATAACGTAGACCTGGAGGGCAATTCGCTTGAGGCTTTCTGGCTCACCGTGGATCCCCTGTGTCTGCGCGATGGCGCCGTCCCGATCATCGTGGAGATGCCAGATGGCCAGCCCACCGATGGGGCCAGTGAAGCAGCGGCAAAGCGGCGCCCATACCTAGTCAGCCGCACCCGTGCCACCTGCCTGAACTGGCGGACCGCCGTAGTGGGTTCGGTTGAGGTGGTGACCCGCTGCACCTTCCTGGAATGGGCGGAAGTTGACAGTGAGGATGGTGATTTTGGGGTGAAATATGAAGAGCGCTACCGGGTGATCGAGCCGGGTAAGTGGACGCTCTACCGACTGGTGAAACGTGCCGATGGCTCGATGGAAATCCAGGAGGTAGAAAACGGGGAGTACCTCGACTCGAACCAAAAGCCGCTGACCATCTGCCCCGTGGTTTGGTACTCGGCCGAGAAGGCTGGCTTCGGCCAAGGTGCTCTACCGCTGCGGCAGGTGGTGGAGAGGTGCTTCCAGTTTTTCCGCAAGTCAAGCGATTTAGAGGAGAAAACCCACAAGTGCGCCATGCCGGTGCCGGTGGAGGAAGGTGGCCTACCGCCTGGCCCTGGCCAGCCTGCCGCCCCGCTGGTGATCGGGCCCAACACTGTAATCAGGCTGCAAACGGGAGGGAAGTTCTACTGGTCTGAGCCTGCGGCTACCTCACTGGCTGAGCAGCGGGCTCAAGTCGCCGAAGTAAAGGAGCTGATTGATCAGCAGTTGATGGGTTTCCTGACCGGCGAGAGCAAGATCGCCAAGACCGCCACCCAGTCGCAGATGGAAGGCGGCCGAACCCAGGCGAGTACTAGGGCGATGGGCGAGCGCAAGAAGTCGGTTATGCAGTCCATCCTTGTGATCTGGTGCCTCTACACCGGCGAAAAGCTGGCAGTAGGCGCCGGCCTGACCATGGACGAAAACGCCTTCGCCCCCCCGGTGGATGCGCAACGAGCAGACGCATTGCAGCGGCTTGCTGGTGGTGTTGAGCTGATCAGCCAGGAGAGCGGCGTTGCGGAGCTGATTCGTGGTGGGTTCAACCGGTCAACAACCAGCGTGGCCGATGAGATGGAGCGGATCAACCGGGAGCGGCCGATGCTGGGGGCGCCGACGCCGGAGCGGGACGACACGATCACGCCACTGGATGAGGAGCTACCGGGCGAGGATGAGGGCTGAGGGATTGTGACGGATTGCGAAGTGTGCGGGCTGGTTACTGCTGAGCCGTAACGGACCGGCTACAATATGACGACAGGGGGCGGCCCCGCTCGGCAGCCCAGAGGCTGCGCTGAACATGACCACCACCGATACCAAGCTGGTGTATGCCGATGAAGTCGGCGGCAGAATTGCGGGCTTCACGGTTCGCAGCGCTGCTGGCGTTGAGCTTTGCCGTACGGTTGAGCAACTGGAGGCGATCGGCGCCACTGCCTGGGCCACCAGTATTGAGCTGTTGATCTGGCTGAGCCGCACTCCCGAATTCTGGGGCCACGGCACCACCAGCGCCAAATTCAAGGTCTGGGATCGGCAGTCTGAGCAAGTGATGGAAGTAACGGTTCCTCGCAAGGGGTGTGAGACACCGTTTGACCGCGAGCAGTTGTGCTGATCAGCAAGCACACCGCCCCGGTCACACGGGGCTTTTCCATGTCCGGCCAGTTTGCGACAATCTGTGAACTGTCACCCCTTCCCCCGCATGTTGCGTAACGCACCGGCTACTATATGAAGACCGGGGGAGAGATCCACCGATCGCCAGCCGGCCATAGGCGTTAAACCGGGCCGAAT